TCCATGGTTTATCTCCTACGAGACGACCTAAAAAATCATTTGGGTCATATGAACCCGCGTGCCAAAGTCCGTGCGTTACAACTGGAATATTTAAAAGATCGCTCATATATTTTACATTGATAATACCTGGATGCCAAGCATCTGTAAATATAATATGATCTCCTGATTTGATTTGTCCTGTGGTAAACTTATATGCTAAATGGTAAACTTGTTTTGCTTTATACATATTAGTGCCTCCAAAGTTTAAAAAGGCACCTGGTGTTGTTGCTTCTGGAATTTCATGATCTCCTTCGATCACAACAACTTCAAATCCGTTATCGCGTAATAACTGAGGAATGTGAGTCTTCCATTCGCAAGTATACCGTGTCGGTATTGATTCTAAATCTACTAAAAATATTTTCATAACTTATTATATAAAATTATTATATCATATCCAAATAATGTTGAATATGTTCTGGAATATAAATAATTTTTTCTCGTTTTTTTGAATTTTCAATTCCTGGTATGATTTGTAAATTTTTTATATCTCCTATCAACTCAGCAGGAATTTTATTGTCGAACCCTTTAGATTTAGGATAAATATGATCAATAGCATAACCGCCATTTGATATATGTCCAATTTTATCAAAATTTTCTAACGTATGTAATGATTGCTTTTTTGTAATTCGTAAAACTTCTAATATATACAAATATCTTTCATCTTTTGTTTCAGCCCACTTTTCCGCTGTCATTCCAAATTGTGCTAAAAAATATTTATCTCGATATTGTAATTCAAACATTGGATTATTTTCTTTTAACCATTTACTATGCTCCGGGCGCTTTTTTCCTTTACTCCAAGCAGGTTTACCATACATTGGATTATTTTGTCCTGACGTTGAGCAACTTTTACATGTTCTAGATTTTTTTTCAGCTTCTCGAGACGTTTTTATATGATTTTTTCCGTTATACTTTAATTCAGTGTTACAACGAGGGCATAAACGTATACTATATGTATCTAAATGTTTCATTTAATATAAATATAACATAAGTTCAAAATCTTCCCTAATCTTCCCTAATCTCGCGCGACAACACAACCATTTTCCCAATCTTCCCAAACTTCTACTTTATACAGTGAAGCAAACTCGTCTAATAACCATTCGCCAATTGCTTCGCAAGACATTGAACCAAACTCTAATATATTAGGTTCTGACTTAACAAATCCATTTCTTAATGCTTTTTGTATTTTGCGATTAAGAAGAATAAATTCTTCATCTCGATCTGTATGAGTAACATGTGCATAACAACGAAACCCAAACATGTGACGATGTCTATCTGATAAGAATGCTACGTCAGGAAAAATATCTTTTGCTGCAGGCCAATTATGGAAGCCTTCAACGCTAAATGTTACTACTACGCTATATTTCATTGTTCAAATCTATCAAATTTATAATCATCTGGTAATACTTGTTGCATATTATGCACTGTCGTGCAATACAATGAATAATCATTATATACAACTTTGATGCTATCTGTTTTCTTTAACAACCCAGCATCTTTTTCATTAAGCATTAGCAATATATGAGCTCTGATACGAATCATTGGAGGAATCTTTTCAAGCATACCAGGTTCTACTTCGATTGAAACAATTTGTTTGTCTGTCATCATATTAAACAAATTACCCCAATCAAATCCTTTAAGTTCATTGTTTACCAATTGCTTAGTCGCCGGCGAACAAATATAAACATGTGCTACCGGTTTTGTTGTCGCTTTTCCTTGTAACAATTCATTAAAATCAGAAACAAACATTGTTTCTACGTCAGTAAAACGTCCTTCGACTTCTTTACCAAACCATACGCTTTTATAACCAATCATACTATATTATAAGAAATTTATTTCTATTTACCAAATGAAAAGAACTTAGCTACGTTATTATTTTCAGGAAATGCTCCCCAATTCATTGCAGCATAAAAATCATCTAATTTATTTTTCAGTTCCTTTTCAAAGATTTTATTTCGATCGATATATTGTTCAACGAAATCTGCAATGACTTTTGGATCTTGATAACCTCGCAATGCAATAGTATCAAACCCATATGGGTTATCTGATAAGTATGCCCATTTAACCTTTTCGCCATCTGTTATAGGTTCAATATCACGAATCTTATGCATTGTTAATAAATCATTGAAATTGATTGCTGACTTAACATGTGCCGGAGTTCCTGATAAATAACCCGTAAATGGTTTACGCTTTTTAGTATATTTTGATATTTCCTTTACTCCTGAATTTTTCATTACATTGAGTACTGGAGATTTCTTAAGATTATTTTTGAAATCATGAATCATATTCGTAGTTTGAGTCTTATCTCGTTCTTTAAGAATATGCCATAACGTTTCTTTCATTATCTTTTTAAAATCTTCCGGGAATGAAGATCTAACAACATCTAAACCTTTAATATCTAATTTATCCGTAGGTTTGCCTTCTTTGAAAATTACCCATTGTGCATATCGTTTCTTCGCAATCCATAAACCAGATTTTGCAACATATTCTTGTTTAATTTGCCAACGATGCGTTTCTGTATTATGAAATACTACGGCATATTTGTCATACATTTTATTTACCAATGATTGAACTTCTGATGCAATTGCATTTGTTTGATCAATCATGAATTGTTCATCTGATTCATCAAATCCAGGGAATCGTTTTTCAATTAATGGCAAACTGGATACAAAGGTTGAATCCGTATCAGTATAAAATGCAAATTCTGCTTTACCTTTTGTTGCATTGATAAAATGATCTTGACCTGTTTCTTTTGCATAATGATTATTAATAACTTTTGCAGAGAATTTAATTACTGCTTGACCAGTTGCTGTAATAGCACCCGCATTATCTAAATCATGGAAACGAAATGTCTTAAGTCCTAATACTCCATAAAATGAATTGAGCAATACTTTTTGTGTTAATTGTAATGCATCATAAAATTTATATTGTTCAGACCCAACTTCAAACTCATCTCGTTTGTCTTTATAAATAACACGCTCTTCAAACCATTTTTCTAGAATGGTTGGTAAGAATCCTCTAATATCAGTTCGGTAAATAGTTCCGTTGCTAGCAACAGTATATTGATTATCAGACAACCACGCTTTAACGTGAGGAATATGTTTGCCATCTTGTAACGTTACTTCTTGTGGTTCTGATTTTAACAAACATTCTTGATCCCAATTTTTAATAACACCTATTTTGGTTTCTGGAGAAATATTAAGTGTCATGATGATACTAGGATATAGTGATGTTAAATCTAAGTCATATATCCATTTATATAATCCCGGAACTGGATCTTTTACATAAGCTCCTGCTAATGCATCTGCTTGAGTTTCTTCTTCAATAAAACGAAATGCTTTGTTAGGTGCAACTAATCTATTGCGTTTCAAATCTACAATTGCAGCGCCATCCAAATATTTAGATGCATAATATACATCTTCATATGGAACATGGCCTTTATGACATATGGTTCGAGCAAGATTAAGAAGTTGTGTCTTTTCATCTAGATCTTGAACCAGATTTACGTCGACCATGTTATATTCAACAAACTTATGAATATCCGTTGCAAAGAGTTGATTCAAATCTCCTTCATATTCAACTTTACCTCTACCTAATTCAAATTTAGCAACAGTGTCTAATCGATAATTCGGAAGTTCTGTATATGTAAATTTCTTGTAAAGTGTCAAATAATCTAAACTCGATACTCCAAATATTTTATAACGCTCGCGATTCTTATTCCATTCAACAATTCCAGCCGGCGATAATTTTTTTATTGATTGTGCACCTAATACATTTTTGCAACGATTAATGAGATATGGAATATCATAATTATCTGTATTCCATCCTGTAATTACTGTGGGTTGAACTTCTGCAAATATATTAATAAATCGAGTTAACATATCCGCTTCACTACGAAATATTTCTACTTCATAATCAGTTTCTGAAAAACCATTTGTTGTAACACGTTTTTCTTCATCTAACAATAATACTCTACGATCATTGCCAGCTTTATCATAATATGCAATAGATGTAATTCTTAAACGAGCTTCTTCTGGTGTCGAGTAACCATTTTCATCACGTTCAGACTCAATATCAAAGAAAAAGTCTCGATGTCCTTTCGATGGCTCATCTGATTCATAATACAAATCAATTAATGTTCGTACTTCTTCATTTAAATCAGATTCATATGCTGTTCGATTGTCTTTGTGATTTCCCGGTACTCGATTTAACACTGCACCATCTAATGATTTGTATTGTCCGTTTGAATCTGGTAAATATGCATATGGTTGAAATGGAAACTTTTGATGTCCTAACTCATCATCCCATACGTGCATTAAACCACTTTTTTTGTCATAACCTATTGCTTGGTACATGTTATTCTTTTGTTTTAAATTTACAATTGTTAAAGTGCCATCTATACATATTAGATGCCTGGCCATCCTTTTCGCAAAATGGACATTGTATTCGATTTTTCGGAATTCCTTTTAGTTTTAAACGAATTTTTTCTCGTACATCTAATCGTTTTGCAGAATTTAATTCGCCTAATTGATCTGGTCTAGATTTTCCAATTTTTGATTTACTTATTTTTTCTCTTACTTCAATACGCTTTGCTGGATTTTTATCTCCACGTTGCTTATTTTTTTGCTCTTCCGTCCAATAACGTATAGGTCGTTGTTTTAGTTTTTCGATAATTAAAGCTCGTTCCGGATGATTTGATATAGTATCGCCACCTGAGCCTCCTTTTGCTATATTATATAATGGTTTTAATTCAGATATCCAAAATATTTCTCGAGAATTTAATTGTTCTTCAGATTCGCAATATTCAATAATTTCTTTAACAAAATGTTCTCGACCGTATTTTTCAATTGCTTTATTCAGCAAAGTTCCGCTGCCTAAATAATTTGGATTATTTTTAGAATCTTGTCCTATATAAAATTTTCCATTAACTAAATTAGTTGTTTTATAGATAATCATAATGATCCTTTATTATAAATATCTAACCCGTATCCTAAACTTTGTAAATATCTGGCAATTCTCTTTTAATACCCCAATCATCGAGCCCATATCCAACAACAAATTGATTTTCAATTTCAAATGCATAAAAATCTGTCATAAGTGGACTAGATTTTCTTTTAAGCAATGTTACAACTTTTACATCTGCTGCGTAGCGAGAATTAACTAAATGCAATGCTTCAAACATTGTAGCACCAGTATCTAAAATATCATCGATGATATAAACTCGTTTGCCATGCAAATCTAATTCAACATCTTTAATTACTTTAACTCCTGCACTATTATCTTGCCCATCATATGATTTTAATCGAATACAATCAATTTCACAATGAATTGACATCATTCTAGTTAAATCTGAAAAGAAATGCAATGCCCCATTTAATACGCAAATCATCACCGGTGGTAATGCATTACCAGATTTCATATGATCTACCGAAATTGCTTCTGCTAATTGTTGAACTCGGTCTTGTATTTGTTCTTTTGTGATGATTTTTTCCATGTTTCGTATATTCCGAATAAATTAATTGAAATGATGATAGCACTCAATGCTAAATGACTAAAATTGTCTATATAGATATCATATGTTATCCATCCAATATCTCCAACGATCCAAGCTATCATAGCTGGCGTTCTTAAACATTTAGCATTGAGTATATATCCTACTAATACTAATAAAGTGCTTATCCAACCTAATGTTTCAATCATTTTGTTGAATTTACAAGCCCAATTTCAGATTCGCGAATCAACATGTAATCTGTATCGTCTAAGATAATGCTTTTATTTTCTCCTAGATTTGATTTGTATACAAATACCTCATCATCTATTTTTACTGTCATCGGAATACGATCACCTGTTTGTGTAAATAACCCTTGACCTGTTGCAACAACAACCCCTTTAGTAAAATTCATATCGCGATCAACTAAAATGATGCCGCCTTTTGTTTTCTCTGAAACTTTTTCTACTTTGATCAAAACCTGATCTCCAATTGGTGTCCAATTCATAACTTATTCCTTTTTTATTGATTAAATAATTCTACTATTCGTTCTTGTGTGATGTTATTGCCAACTAATCGACCTATTTCGTTGCTACCATTAGTAACAATAATTGTAGGTACATTGCGAATTGAATATTTTCCAACTGCTTCTGAATTCGTATCTACATCTAAGATGGTTATCGGTAATTGACTTTGCATAGCCTGGATTTTCGGCTTAAGTACTTTACATGGACCGCACCATGTTGCTGTGAAGTATAATATCTGTTTCATTTTATGATATAATTAATATTGACATTGCCAAATGTCGTTGTTACTGTCCAATTCATTTTCTATCTCGTTGTGAAATCCAAAATTGTAATTCAGATGTAGTTGGTACTTTAGTTAAATCAAAATGACGAACATACTCATCCGCTAAATATGCTGGCATATTAACTGTTTCATATGTCAATTGATTCCACGTTACCATACTTAAATGATTCTTTTTACGCTTTGGTCTAGTTAATGGTGTTTTTCGTTTCATATATTTATACTCCGTGTCAATTATGTTATTTTTATTTAACTTTTGATGTAATTCCCAATTGATAATACTCATACACCTCGTTTAGTATCAAATGCAATGATATGATCTCGTCCAGTCATATTATAACCCTTTTCAGCACACATTTCAAATACAATTGGATACATTTTAATTAATTCATCTCTTGTATCGCCTGCAGGCATAATAAATGTCTTCCATTTTGGAATATTATGATACATTCGAAATGCTTCAATCTCTGCTAAGTTTTCTTCAGTGCCATCCCAAACTGGTTTGTAATGATAATCTGAATGAAAAGATAACATTGATTTAATAGCTTCATGATTAAGACGATGCTTATTATGTTGACGAATCATTTTTTCATCCGTAATTGTACCTTGCGGAGTAGCAACACCTATAACAGGAACGCTATTTGCAAATTTAGGAGAAAGAGAAATAAGATCTATAGGATAATCAGTTTCAATAAAATGTGATCCTTCTGTCTCAATCGTGATAATGATATCTCTTTCATTTGCAAAATGAGTTAATTCATTTACTAATGCAGGGTGCATAGTCGGAGAACCACCAGTTAACATCATTTCTGTAATATGTGGATTCTCATCATAAATCTTGATGATATCATTAAAACAAAAAGTACCTTTTTCTGGATGGATACTTGTATACCAAGAATCGCACCAGCCTCCTTCGCCGAAATAGCAACGATGAGTGCAACCTGTAGTTCTAACTGCAATAGTAGGGCGACCAAATCGACTGCCTTCAGATTGTACACAACGATACAATTCTACTATTGGTAATGTTTTTGCGTAATCTGTAATTCTTCCTGGTTTCATAATAGGCTCAAAAAGGTAATTCATCATCATCGGTATTGACATGATCTAATTTTGTTATTAACTGTTCTTCTTGTTTATTATCTAATTTTTTTATTAGGTCGTTAAATTTTTCTTCTAATGCAGTTAGTTTATCAAACAACATGTTTAAAGTTACTGGATCTATCATTGTGTATTTAACATCATTGCCAAAAAATTTATTTAGAAATGATCTAGGATATGTTGCAACCTGTGTGAAGTTTTCGCGCTTCATATCTGGAGGTAAATCTCGCCAAACGACTTTGATGCCTTCTTTTAAAGCAGCATCCATTACTTCGCGACCTACATTGTTAAGTGTAGCAGATCTACCTGTATATTCATAGATCGATACATACATTTCATTAATATTATTCATAACTTGCTGAGTTTCGTTCGTGTTCGTATACTTCTACTTTAATAGCTTTCACTCTACCTGCAGTTTCTTCTTTTAAGAATTCATTGATTACGTTGTATAAATGTTCTGCAAACTTTTCACAGCCAACATCTTTTAAAATTCGTAATTGAATAATACCATCTTCATACATTTGTTTAAATTGCGGTAAATATGGATCATCCATGGCAACAATTGTAGTATGATCTAATAACCACGCAAAGTAATCTTTAGGATTCATTCCTTGAATTTTTGTTGTAGCTCGTTTCATACCGCCAAAGTCAAATACCCAATTGCGATGATCTAATTCGCCTTCGAACCATACACGAAATGATACTGCATATCCATGTAAGAATTTGCAATGTGTACCATCTGCTCGCCATTGGCGGAAACAGGTAGAATAACCATCAAATAATTTTGTTGACTGAAATTTAGCCATGAGTGTAACCTTTCACAAATTGATAAAATTCTGAACGAGCATTACCATCTTCTAAGAATGCTCCTGATAATTTTGCTGTTTTCATTGATGCACCACGATGCTTAACACCTCTACAAGATACACAATTATGCGTTGCTTCAATCATTACAGCAACACCTTTATTGTCAGTAATAAGTTCATCTATTGCGTGTTGAATTGCAACTGTTAATTGTTCTTGAATTGCACCTCGTCTACCAAAGTGTTCTACAACACGATTTAATTTACTTAATCCAACTACATTGCCGTTCTCTGCTGGAATATATGCAATATGAACTAGTCCTTCAATCGTTTGATGATGATGTGAACACATACTAGTTAATGGAATGCCGCCTTCGAATACAATACCGTCATAACCATCACTTGGAAATGAAGTAATATCTGACATTGGCTCATAACGACCTTTCCATAAATCATTAACATATGCCTTTGCTACTCGTTTAGGAGTATTGTCTGAATTAGGATCTTTTTCCCAATCTACGCCTAATGCTTTGAGAAATTCACCATAATAGAATGCAGCCATTTTAATAATATGCTGTTTCTCATCATCAGTCAATCTAGCATCAGGACCTTCAATAGCTTGTTTATTAGCTAATTGCGTAGAAATACCATTAG